CCTTTCAGGTGTAGTTTGCCTATATTGGCTAATACTCCAACGTTGTTTAGTGTGATTGGCGGAACGTCAGTGGTTGCTACAGACGTTCTAGGCGTTAAATGGCAGGGCTCTGCAAATGCATCCGTAACTGTCCATGATACACAGTTTCGGGTAGTGCGTGCCTAATTTAATCATTGTAGGGTCAGGTCGTTGTGTCTGGGATGATCTGTTAGCAGTTGACCGTGATAATTACGATGTCATGTGCATTAACGACATGATCATGCATTATCCAGATGAAATAGACCATGTATTCTCATGTGATGGCTATATGTTAAAGCACTGGTGGAATGCTAGACGACCACCATATAAACAACAGTTTCAGAAAGTCCCACAATTCCACACTGTAGATAATAATCAGAATGTACCAGAGAACTATAAATTATGGGAGTTCGCTGGTGGCGGGACTTCTGGGCTTGCTGCTTGCTTTGTTGGTCTTGGTCTTGGCTATGATGAGATTATCCTTTGCGGTATTCCTATCGATAATAGTGGGCATTACTGGGAAGCTCACTGGGGTAAGACGAACTTCCAGCGAGAGATAGCAAACGCTCACGGTCAGATCAGAGGGGATGGAAGACGCTTCTGGGTGAATGCCAAAGAAAAATTCAATGGACGTGTTAAGAGCATGTCCGGCTATACTAAAAAACTACTAGGATCACCTTATGCAGGATCTTCCGAAGAACTTCGGTCTGAAGAGGCTTAGAGGAGCCTTAGAGAAGATTCCAGGGCGTCGAATAGCTGTTGATATTGGAGCCCATAAAGGAATATGGACGAAAGTATTGATGGAAGAGTTCGATCAGGTTTACTCGTTTGAACCAATTGAAGATAACTTCAAAGTCCTTCAGGAGATAAATCCGTATTCGTATCGAGTAGCCCTTGGTGATCATAACGGATCTTGTTCGTTTAAATCTGGTGAGAATACTGGTCAATATCATATAGATGGTTCTTATGGAGAATACAGAATAACAACCTTGGACGAATTCCACTTTAATGAAGTTGATTTCATCAAGATTGACGTAGAAGGCTATGAAAAACACACCATTATCGGTTCAATTGAAACAATCGAACGGTGCAAGCCAGCAATCTTGTTAGAAGATAACGGGTTGACCATTAGATACGGTGTAACCAGCAAAGAACTCGAAGACACAATGGAAAATCTAGGCTATGAGAAGGTAGCCAGCTTCCAGGATGATGATCTGTGGCTATATTCGCAGTAATGGCCTTTCCCCGCACTGGATCGAGCATGACAGCCGGTATTCTTGCTGAACATGGCGTCTGGACTGGTGATTATAGGAAGGGAGACGATATAAACGCAAAGGGTCATTTTGAAAACCTGCATTTCAAGCAAGTTGTAAAGAAATACAAGAAAACAGGCATACACAGAAAGCCTGTCTTTGATCCAGATCAATGTTTTCTTGATGACTTTATGGTAGTCAATCCTGAAGAACCTTGGCTGATTAAGTCTTCTGTAAAATACTGGAAATTGTTCGATTCACTCAATCCAATCTATCTGTGTGTAAGAAGAAGTAAAAACGCATCGATACAATCGTGTAAACGTGTCGGGTTGTATTTTGATGGTATTGAGAAGTCTTACGATAAGCATATGAAAGAACTGGATTATATCGTTGAGAACAAGAACGGTATAAATATTCAAACTGAAGAACTGATAGCTGGCGATTTCCATTCTATTGGGAAAGCGTTTGATTGCGCTGGAATGAAGTTTGACAAAGATCTAGCGTCTAAGTTTGTAGATAGAAAACTCTGGCATTTCAAATGATCACAAAAGAATACAGAGAGCTAAACGAAAAGCTCCATCAGAGAAATAGAAATTACGGTGTCGGAGGAAAGTTCTGGATTCAGCCCGTCAAACAATGGGCTCGTTCACACGGATGCAAGTCAGTACTGGACTATGGTGCTGGTAAAGGTGTTTTGTCAAAAGGGCTTGAAGATACTCTGGATGTAAGGATGTATGACCCTTGCATACCGGGTATATCAGAATCACCAGATAAAGCGGATCTTGTTGTATGTAAAGACGTGATGGAGCACGTAGAACGAGAATACGTTGATGATGTTCTGGACCATATTAAGGAATTGGCTGAAAAGTCAGTTATTTTAAGTATCGCAATCATAAAAAGTAACAAGAAGCTGCCAGATGGCAGAAATTGTCATATCACTATCGAAAAACCTGATTGGTGGCTTGAGAAAATACGCAATCGCTGGAAGATCGAGAAGGTAGAAAGAAAGGATAAAGCAGTAGATGCTTACTGTGTTCTCCTTTAAGTGGGGCTCTAAGTATTCTCCGGATTATGTAAATATTCTTGACAGTATGCTTAAACGGAATTTGAGTAATTTCAGGCATATCTGCATAACCGATGATGATAAAGACGTTAATGTTGAATGCTGGCCGTTGTGGGACTTCTACAACGGGATAGGGTGTTATCGAAGGCTATACGTCTTCTCTGAAGAGTTCGGTGAGCGAGCTGGCGGAAAGTTCGTCTGTATAGACCTGGATTGCATTATTACCAGTAACATCGATGAGTTGTTTACTGATGACGACTTCAGGATAAATGCATCCCCTGGAATGCCAACACATTACAACGCAGCGATGTTCATGCTGCAGCCTGGAACCAGAAAGCAGGTCTACGAGAACTTTAAAGGACCGGTCAAGAGCAGATTTACGGGGACGGATCAGGCGTTTATTCGTGAGACGCTGCCAAACGAGAAAGTCTGGAAAGAAGAAATAGGCCATTACGGAATTACTGATATTACGGATAAGAAGATCGTCTTCTTCTCAGGGCCAAATAAAGACCCAAAGACCTGTAAACATCCGATAAGAGAGTATTGGTATTGAAGATCCTGACAGCGTTCCGCCCTGGTGGACTTTACACCGAAGAACACATAGATCGTCTCTACAAGCAGGTTAAACATGCTTCAGGGCTTGATCTTGAATGTGTTCTTGGTGAATACCCTCATTGGTGGTGCAAGATGACAGCCTTTAGAACGCAAGGGCCTGTTTTATATTTAGATCTTGATACTACGATTGTTGATGATTTAACGCCGTTGATTGAGATTGCAGAAAGTGAACGCTTCGTTACTTTGCGAGATTTCAATTATCCGGATAGAGTCGGATCTGGCGTGATGTCGTGGAATGGAGATATGAGCCACATCCATTCTGAGTTCGCAATCAACCCTAACGTGAACATGAATACTTTTCCTGGTGGCGATCAGGACTTTATCGGTGAAGGTCATCATTCACCTGAATATTGGCAGGATCTTCTACCGAATCAGATTCAATCGTACAAATTACATGTGAAGAGAACCGGCATTCATCCTGATTGTCGTGTAATTGCATTCCATGGGAAACCTAAACCTTGGGATATCAATGAGTTAGTAAAGGAGTAAGAGAATGAGTGCAAACCCATTAGTAGACGCTGCTGGACTTGGTGACGTTGAGATTATCATTCGTCAGGCAATTGTCGATCCGCCAAGCATGGCTACAACGGTAGATGCTACGGTCAGTGCTGCTGTGACTGATGTTGAAATCGGTGACTTTGTAATGCCTATCGCGCCATATGATTTGCAGAGCATGATTGTAAATGCCGGTCCATCAGCCTCAAATACTGTTGATGTGAACTTCTACAATGCCAGTGCTGGTACTGTTGATCTTGCCTCTGGCACATGGACATTTATCATTCTTAAGCCTGGACAGATTTGAACCAAGCCCTCCAAGAGGCTCTATCTCAATTAGAGTCTCGAATAGCTCAGCGTAAACTCTACAGACACCGCCCATACGGGCATCCAGAAACACTATGCCCTGATGGCGAGCTGTGGAAGCAAAAGCACGAACAAGGTGAATGGTGCGAATGGTCAAATAAGCCTTGGCAGTATGATTTCCACGAAGCCGGAAAAGACAATCAGGAAAGACTTGTTGTCTGTGGAAACAGGGTAGGTAAGTCAGAATCAGGCGGTTATGAAGTAGCCATTCACATGACTGGGGATTACCCAGACGACTGGAAGGGCATTAGGTTTGATAAACCGCCTCTTATCTGGACCGGTAGCCCTACAAATGAGACTTCAAGGGACATTATCCAAAAGGCTTTATTGGGTGGAACTTCAAAGGAAGAACTAGGAACCGGGTTTATTCCAAAAGAGCGCCTTCATGAAAGGCCAAAGATGCGTCAAGCAGGCTGTTCTGATGTTGTTGACCTTTTTAAGGTCTCTCACAGCTCAGGAGGGGTTGCAACCTGTGTGATGAAGACATACGAGCAGGGGTGGAGGAAATGGCAAGGAACGGCTCCACAAGTCGTCTGGTTAGACGAAGAACCTGATGATTATCGTATATACACAGAAGCTTTAACCCGTCTTCTGACTTCTCACGGAATTATGATGGTGACGTTTACTCCGTTACTTGGGCAGACTGAACTTGTCAGGCATTTCCAGCATTCTGATAACGAAGGCGTTTGGATAGGAACTGCCACATGGGAAGATGCTCCACACCTATTAAAGGAAGAAAGAGAGCGTATGATGCGCTCATACCCACGGCATGAACTTCAGGCCAGGACGATGGGTGTACCCATGATGGGTGAAGGTGCTGTGTTTACAACGCCTGAAGAGGACGTTGTTTGTGATCCGTTTGAAATCCCTCATTACTTCGCTCGTATTAACGGTATTGATTTTGGCTTGGATCATCCTTTTGGTTGCGCCAAGCTGGCTATAGACCGTGACAGAGATATTATCTATCTCTACGACGATTACAGGAAGAAAGGTGAGATTAACTTAGCTTTCCATGCTGAGAAGATCCGAAATCCCAATCCATGGATTCCAGTGGCATGGCCCCATGATGGTGCAAAGCGCAGTCCTGGAGCAGGTGATAAAGAATCGCTATCACTGAAAAACAAGATGAAAGGTTTAGGGGTAAACGTCCTAAACAAGTCAGCACGATATAAGAATGATCGTGGCGGCCCTCAACCTGTCTGGCCGATTATTGAAGAACTGTCTGAACGTGAAAGAACAGGACGGTTCAAGGTATTTTCGACCTGTAACTATTATCTTGAAGAACGGCGTAATTATCATCAGAAGATAACTAAGTCTGGTGATTCAGAATTAAATCAAAGACGTGATGATACTCTAAAGGCATGTTTTTACGGCGTAATGATGCGCCGATACGCAAAGACATTTCATTCAAAGGCTGTCAAACGTCCAACAACTTCCTGTTTTAGCACAAGGGTTCAATATGCAATGGACTAGAACACATCTTCCGTCTAGCCGCGCTCAATTAGAGCAGTTTGTAAGAGACAACAATCTACACCCATTTGCGGTTACTAATTACAAAGGCCGTGATATTTTCTTGGCTGAAACTGAATTAGAGCTTGATAAGCCTGAAGAATATCCATGGGGTTATTATCAAACTGCATGGTTTGTAACACGGCCCGATTCAATGGAAAAGATGGATGGCGGTAGTTGGTTGGAGTTTGAAGCCATGCACGACATGGACGCAAGCTGGACGCCACAGACAAAACAAGAAGCAAGAATTGAAGCGACGATCAAGATGGCGATGAACTGGATTGACAAGAGTGAACAAGCAGGGAGATATGATTCCTAATGGCTGATAAAAAGTTCACCAAGTCAGACAAAGACATCATATCTGAAAAGATTGTTGACACCTTCTCCAAAAGAAAGGGAGATCGACACATTCTTGAAAGCCAGTGGCGTGAAATAGATCGACAGATCGCTATGGAGCCCGGTTTCGACGTTCAAAAGCAGCGTCAGGGTGATATCGAGTCAAAGAAAGCCTGGATGGCTGAAACTGAACTTCCTAACCAAGCAGAAACCCTTGAAATAAGTACAGCTGATGCAAGACGCTTGATGATGCCTAACGGTGTCGATTGGTTTTCAGCCCATGCTGCTTTGACGGATGATTATTTGGAAAGGGTTGATTTCCAGTCATTAGTCGCCGGTGATCTAAACGAAGTCCCGAGTCAGGTAGATCAAGACAATGCTGATAAATTGGTCCAGGGCCTTTTAACCCACTGGCACAATCAATATGACTTCAAAGGTAATGTCGATTTAATCAACGCCGAAGCATTCAAATATTCCATGGGTGTTGGTCGTGTTCGATATGTGAACAAACGTGTCTTCCTACACGAGACTAAAGGTGTTCAGTTCAAAACACACAAAATTCCAATGCTCGTACCACGGAGTATTAAACACACCTATTTAGATGATACTTGCCATAGTTTGAACAACGAAGGTCAGATTGTCGCCCCCGGTCAGATCTTTGAATATAAGCAGTATGCCAAAGATATCATGATGGCGACTAAAACAGGTTCAACAGATGTCAATTTAATGACTGGAGGTTGGATACGAAACGCTCTGAAAGGCTGGGATGAGGACGAACAAGTCCAGGTAATGGAATGGGAAGGCGATATGGTTGTCAATCGTAAATCGACTGGTGCCATGTATCTACCAAACGCCATTATTTCAGTTGCTGTCGGATCTAGGGATGGAAAGTCAGAACGGACTATATTCAGAATCCGCAAGAATGACGTTCCATATACCTCTTATATCCTATTCCCGTACCACAGAGAGCACATTGACAGTCCTTATGCCAC